ATAGTCTACAAGTCTTTTCTTTTTTGATAATGGAAAACTACTAATAAGTATTCCCTTATAAAATAAATTAATTGAACCATGACTTCCAAAATTAATCATTTCTATTATAATTATACATATTAATATAAGTTTAAGTATCAATAAAACTTACGACCTTCATACATATGCAGGTTTTCATATTTTATCATATTATTTTTATTGTTAGTATATTGTTTATTAAGAAGGTCATATTCCTTTCTGTAAAATGTAAAGTATTCTTTTTTATGTTCAGAAAATTCAATACCAAAAAAAATAGATAAGTTATTTCGGAATGTATCAATATTATTATTATAATAAATATACCAATACATCATATCATAATAAAAAAATAAATCACATTCGTCTCCCTTATATTTGTAATCTTTTCTTTTAGGTTTGTCTTCCGGTTGTAAATCTTTAGGAGATTGCAAAATCAGTTCATCCATGACAGACCAATCTGTATTCATATGATTATATTCTTTATTCATTGCTGTCATTCTCTATACTTATACATATCAATTAATCTTTAAGTATCAATAAAACTATCATTATACCTATTATATACCTTAAATATGTCAATTAAACTTGATTTATGACTTAAAGAACTCTATTTAAAGAATAAAATCCGGATTTTATTAGTCTTTAAGTGCTAAAACACGAATAATACTCATTTTATAGGGTATTTAAAGGGTAATATAACGAATAATACAAGTTTTATAGTGATTAAACTTGATTTCTGCGTTTAATACTTAAAAATAAATATCTAAGTAGTTGTATAGAAAGAATGAATGTCAGTAAATATGCAACCGGGAAAATTTATGGTATCAGATGCAACACAACTAATCTATTATATGTAGGTTCAACAATGGAAACTTTAAAGTTAAGAGAAAGTAAACACCTGACGGATCTCAGAGGATTTATGGGTGAATTAAAACAACCACGAAAATATAGGACATCATTTGAATGTCTTATGAATAAAAATTATGATTACTTTCTAATAGAAGAGTATCCTTGTAAAACAAAAGAAGAATTAGAAATTAGAGAAACTTTACACATTCACAATAATATATGTGTTAATAAGCATGTCAGAAATATAACTTTAGAAGATTACGATTTATCTACACTTCCCTCTGTCCCTTCTTTCACATAGATCTTCTGCTGTGTCTCAACTGAGTGCCCCATCATGTGGGCATCCTTTTTCATTTCATTTTTTAAATCACTATACTTCGAACTCAAGTATATTTTTCTTAGCATCACAACTCCTATATTTTTTTTCATATATATCTGAGAGGTCTTTAATAGTAACTGAGAAATTGCATTCCTGCTTAATGCTTTACCAGTGGATGATTTAAATAATTCACCCATTCCATTAATACGGATATACATTCTTAATAGTTTCTTCAAGTCATTATCTTCTATGTCTATTCTAAGTTCTTCATATTTACTCGATGTCTTGTATTTATTTAATACAAACCATAACTTATCTTTTTCTACTACCAAGAAGTTCTGTGCTTCCTTCTCATCTTTATTTAATTTATTATATGCTCGTTTAGTGATTGCATCCATTCCGGATAAATCATTTCTAAGTGGAATTCTTACAAGAATATTATACATCACATATACTTGAAGTAATGCTTTATCTTTAGAAGATAGATCTTCTTTCTTCTTGATTTTCCTTTCTTTTAATTCTTTACCCATAGTCTCTATCATCTTATAAACTTCTTCAATGTCTACAAAATTCTCTTTCTGTTTATCGGATATCTGTCCTGATGCTTGGGCATCTTGGTAGTCTTGATTTCCTTTGTCTCTTAGTTCTTCATATTTTTTTAATACTTCATCATGTTCACCTTTATCATTTAATGCCATTAATAATATGATGACACTATTATAATAGTTTCTTCTTGTATTAGAAGTTAAATGTCCCAATTTATTTACCACTTCATCTACATCATCAAGAAACTTCCAATCATCAGCATCAAACATTTTCTTAAGTTTATTCAGGTTGCTTTCATACATCTTAATGGATGTATCTTTAATGTTAGGTCTGCTTTCTTTAATAAGTTCTTTTAAGTTTTGTTCGGGCATTTTAATATTATATAAGATTTTAATTTTAAGTTAATTAAACTTAAAAAGACTAAAAGTCCTCAATGTCCTGCTTCATATATTAGTGTTTGATTAATATCTACAATTAAAATTAGATATTCTTAAAGTTGGGATGACTAAATATTTTAGAGGACATTGAGGACAATGGGGACATTGAGGACAAATTAAAAAAAATAATAATTAATAAATTTAGGCATAATAACAATTGAACTGACCATCTATGAGGGTTGCAACCTTTACGATTTCTATCCAGCACCGGGAAGTATAGGTTCCTGCTTCAAGGGAGTTCATCTTGCTTGTGAGTTCTAATCCACGACTATTAACTCTTTCACCATCAGGCATTCGGTAAGCAGTCCAAAAGAAGTTACCTTGGAGACTATCAGACTGAGATACTTCTTCTAAAGTGGATGGGGTCATACGATCACCCTGCCGACTATATTCAGAACGGGATATAAAGGGGAGCATACCTTCAGTATCTTTTACTGCCTGGAAATGTAGAGCAGTATTAGACCTATCAATCGGATATAAGAATACATCATTCTTTTTAATATTGGATGTAAGTCTTCCATAAGTGTCAGCACCCGATAATCCACCTGTCTCACAAGCATAGGAAATGTATTTATTTAGACCAGTTTTCCAACCATCAGAACCTGTAGTATTACAAGCATTTTTATTAATACCTACAAACATTCGGGGGACAAGACGACCGGCACCACCTACATTACGGATCTGATTTTGAGCATCTACTTCACTTAGGGTTGATTTGGTTAGACGATAATCCATGTAAGTGAATTGGAGAGTGGAGTTTTTCTTAGCATAAGCATCCATAACATTACCATCATAGGTTGTGTAATCAGCAATTAGACGGCATTCATTACGATTGACCGATATGTCTACATTGACATTAGAGGCACTTGCATCCGAAATACCATTCACACAAACACGACCACCATCCGACGAACTCTCAAGAGTTAGTTCAATCTGAACAGGCATATCATTATTTAACATGTATAAGGGGAAACTCGTTTTTTGAAATACGGGAAATAAATCCTCAAGAGTTATCGAGAATACACCTTTATTTTCAACTAACTGAAAATCCATAACTTCAAGATTGGCAGTGTTATTGGCACCAACACCAACCGGAGTAGGGTAGATGTATTCCTGTCCATTATCTAATCCAATGTGAGACGATAATGCTCCTTGGTCAGGGAAATGAGCAGCAGTCCCACGGGCACCATTATAGAACTGGGAATGGGAAATACCCCTACCACTTAAATATTGTTCTCGTTCTTTATTGGTTTCATTGGACATAAACATAGACTTGTATGCAGACCAATGATTAAAATCATCAATTTCACAAATAGTTTTAGTACCGATTTTAAGGGTGGCACGACGAATTAACGAAGAGATACCTACACCAACCGGGAGGAAACCACGAGTTAGTGAAGCACTATTAGCACCAATATTTTCTATCTGAAATGTAATTCGGGAATAAGGGTTAAGAAAACCTTTATTGACTAACTGGAACCTAATAAAATCCTGAGAGAAAATTACTGGTTCTAAAATATCAGTGTCTATCATAGCAGACTGGTTTGAGGGGATTGCTCCAACATTGAGTAAATCAGGGACATCATCAGGCATACCTTCCATTATATTTATATAACTTATAAATATAATAAAATTTTTATAAAATAATTAAAAAAAGAAGTTTAGAAAATAAGTATATATAATCTACGATATTACCTGAAGACCACCCTGACCAAATAGTAAGGTATTTTTAGCATGAACATATACGAATACACTATTGGGAGAATTGTCAGTTAGTTCTACATCCATCTGTAGTCCCCAGTTAGCACGACTAAAATCTGCACCATCATCCCCTGTCGTCGTGTATGATTGCCCAACACCCCATACTAATCCACCTTCAGGTAAATCGTCATCGGTAATAGTCCAGTCTCGGTTCGTGTTTGTCGGAGAAATGGAAGTTCGGTTATTGCCTACAAATGGGACAACCGAATTTAGGAAATTCCGGGATACTTGAGGATCCACAACACTTACTTTAGGATCCAGTTTGTAATTAGTGTCTACATTGAAATCCATGGGATATCTTTCACCACCACGAGTAAATATTACTTGATTTACATTAGCAATACCACCTGCCTGTTTAATAGGCATTAGGGTCATCATAGAATTATATGCAAGATTGTTTAGGTATTCCGATTTAATGAAATTACAGAATACACCCTGAACACGACTTAGACCAAGGGAATAATTGAGAATGGCATTCGTGGAATTAATAGTGCTGTAATACGAGGATACCGATGAGTATTCAAAACCACGAGTTTTGGTAGATTGAAGTGCTTGGAGTTCTTTACCCTTGGGTCTGTGAATTTCACAAGTTAATTTAAGATCCGAAAGACTATACTGACAATTAGGATTGGCAGTGGCATCTTTACTTGTATTCCATAGAACAGCAGCATCAGGAGCAAGGTGAATAGATAGAGTTAGTCCCTGATCGAGTGGTAGATTACCGGAACCGGCAAGAAGTCCACATACTGGGAAGAAACTAAATTCATTGGCATTTGTGTTACCATCCCTGACAACTCCATCCTGAACACCAGCACGAGATGGTAGTGTTAATGCTGCCTGACCTACATGACCGATTAAATCTTGGTTGGAACTTACAACTGGGAGATAGGTGCTCATAAATCGGTTGTAATGACGAATGTGTTCAATAGTTTGTTTCGTTTGGTAAGATGATAGAACCAGTTGGTCTATGCAAGAGAAAACACCTAAACGACTATCCATAGTCAGGGTATCTCCTGATGTGGGGGTTGTTGCTCCATCGGTTGTGATTTGTAAAGCACCACTAATCCGGACAGACCCACCAATAAGAACAGCAGCATCATCTTCAGATATATCAAATGTAATTACAGGATTGCCTCCCTTATAGGATACTATTCCGTTGGGTGGTAAATTGCTCGGACGAATATCAAGAAACTTGTTAGACATATTATTTATAATAATAATATATATTATAATTATTAATTAAAAAATTTTAAAAAGTTTAAGAAAATCTTACTTATACATCCACCATGATACTATCACCTTTAATAGTAATTCGTCTTAAATGGGCAACAAACATAAACCATAATTTATTCTTTGTTGGGGCAACCGATCCCTGATAGTTCACCTGAAGGTTAAAATCTTTACCACGAGTATCATAGACACCGGAGTTGAGACTTAGAGCACGACCGATTACAAAATTATTTCTAAACTGGGATAGAGATCGGCAGGGGATATCTGCCTGGACAAGTGCCTTCTCTAATTCTATGAGAGGTTGCTGGTCTATTGAAAGTCGTCCACTTGTTTTGGAACAAGGAACTTGTCTTGATGGTTGGAGTTTACCATCATATAAAAACTGATAGTTACTTAGTTCATCGGCAA